TGTTGTGCTGCATTTGCCGCTTGTTGTCCCGCAAGAGACTGACCAAAGGCTTGTTGTTGCGCTTGTTGGCCAAATTGACCACGCCCCATCAACTCACCAAACTGTTGACCGCGAACCCGCATTGACTGATTAGCCAAGCGTTCTTGCTCTTGCCTACCCGCCTGAACGGATGCAAGTGCCAACTCATTCATTTGACGACCGCTAGCGGTCGGTACGCCGCCGAGAATGTTCTGACCAATCTGAGAGGAAAGAGGAAGGCCGCGCTCAGACATGCGAACTTCGGCTTCTTCCATTTGCCTACCGAACTGAGGCTCTAGCAATGACATCCCGCGATCAAATGTAGCGCGTTCTAAGTCAGAACCCTGTTGAGCGAAATCACCACCAATACCAAAAAGACCGCTTGCGGCCAGTGGGTCAAACTCTTGAAGGCTTGATGAAACTTCCTGCCCCGGTGCCTGAAAACCACTAATAGGCGCAGCATTAATACCAGACACCATATCAGGCAAACCCTGAAAGTTCAGATTGGCCTCCTGTGCGCCCCGTACACGCCCGATGTTTTCTTGGCCTAACTGTGCAAGGTTCATCGAAGTAGCCTGCTGTGCGTCCAACTGAGCCTGTGCTTGAGGTGTTAAATTGACGTTCCGAGTAAAGGAGGGAACATTATAACCGCCGATTCTGGTTGTCGCTCCAGACGGAGTGTAGTTAACACTGCCATATGGAGTATTCTCACCAACCTGATTAAGAAGTGACGTTGCAATCGCAGCCTCAAGGTTATTCTGACCTTGTTGCTGTGCTAATGCTGCCCCATCCGGTTGATCCGGAAAGTTAATATCAGAACCTTTACCCATTACGTCCACCTACATTCATTGTTTAACATTGAATAAATCATAGCGTCTTGTTCACCATCGAAAGCTTTTCTTGCATTGCCTTCGTATTTAAAGCCTAACCTATCGAATAGATTTCTCATTTTCTTATTTTTCTTTGCACATGCCCCATGAAGCCGCTTACATCCCAAATGACCGAAAGCATAATCAAAAACAGACTTCAAAACTGATCGAGTACACCATTGCGGGTCAATTGTGGCTATAGAACACTGAGCCATAAACCCTTGATAATCATAAAAAACAATCCCGGCTATCATTCTACCATCTAATACAGCGCCAATAGCTCGAAAATTATCACCACCAACATCTATATCAAGTTCGCGGGAAACCCAACTTCTGACCATTTCGTCACAGTTATAAGCAAGATGTACGCCCTCACCAGTATCTATTTGTTCAGCAGTATTCATCTATTTTCCTTTGAGCATCATATAGCCATGTTAGCCGCAAAGATGAACGGGAACACACCAACGAAACAACCTACTGAGAAGTAGGCCATAGGGCGCTTTGATATGTGTTCTTTTACACTCACGCTACTTTCACCGTTCCGCTATCATTCCATAACGATCCTGCCGTACCCGCACTTGTGGGTAGATTAGCAAATATCTCACCATTTTCTTGTACTTTGAATAACTCTGTGCCGCCCGTACCTGTGGCATCTTTGGCTATAACAAATTTCTCATTAGTAGCTCCGTTGTCACTATCAATATTAATGAAGCATGACGCGGCACAGCTAATTGAGCCGTTTGCCGTACCCCCCGCAGAAAGCGTCAGTGTTCCATTTATAATATCAACAGTATTTGTAAAATGAGCGGAACCACCAACCCATAACTGTTTAGTTATACTCTGACCACCCGCATTTTGCGATGCGCCCGAAGAAATTGATGTACTATCAGTATTGTTTGTTATATTGAATATACCGCTGTACGTCCCCGTTGTACCACTAATGGGGGCGGGGGTGTTTGCGCCTAGAATACCGTCTAGGTTAGCTGCAACAACGCCGTTAGTGACAGCCATATCATCAAAGTAACCGTATCTAAACCTAACTCCTGTTGTACCTATGTCGTCTGTACCGTCTGTGTCTGATACGATGACACCACCAGTTACTATACCCGCCGTTGCAGTTAAAATACCCGTTACTGTTAGGGCGGTTGTAAATGACGCAGTTGTTGTCGACAGTTTTAAAGTAGAGTCTGTACCCTCACCATCAGACAAAAACCGAAGTGTAGCATCAATACCGCTATTAGAATTACTAACCTGTAGTAAGTCCTTATATGTGTCTTTAGGTGCTGTGCCTGTTAAAGTTGCCATTAGTTCAATCCACCCACTTTATAAATAATATCTGTTGAATACCAAGTCATGCTATCGCTTGTTTCAGCGTCTAAAATCACCGAAAAGGTTTGACCTGATGCGTTCACCGTCAAAAGAGAGGACGCAATACCAGCACCGCTTCCCCACGGTAATTCCCACTCATTCCAAAGCGTTGGGATGTTCTCCCACTTTTCAGAGTTCGGAGAAAGCGATTGCAAATTATCAGGTAATTGCAAATTTGAGAAATCTGACTGACAGTCAATTGTAAGACTAATATCACCACCACCGCGAATAAACGGACGAAGCGTAGTAACAACCTTAGTTTGCCCGTCTAAGGCAACGTCAGGCTGTGATAAGGAATTCCACGCTTGCTTTGCAGTACCCTCAACAACAAGCGATGAATTAGACGTATCTGCACGACCATCCTCTAGGCGATAAACCTCAGTGCTAAACCCGCCAAACATTTCATTATCAAGCGTACCCATAGATCGCATATTGCGGTTTTCCCACTTGCCCCACGCACCTGTAATCGTATTTACAACGTGCTGATGGTAAATAGACTGATCTGTAACAGGAACATTGAAAATAAGTTTGCGTCCATCAGGAGACATCATCGCTGCCCATCCATCAATTGCACCGCCATTCTCAACAGCAGACGCTACCGCATCCCTAATCTTTTCAGAAATAGCATCATCAGGACGTACACGGCCCTGCATAATCTGAGTCATTCCTAAATAGCCCGAACGAGTGATGAGAACCAACTCGCCACCCCAATTCGTAAAACATCTAAACCCAACAGGTTCAGGGGCGGCATATCTGCCAACCAATGAGAGTGATGTAGAAGGGTCGCCCGAATAAATAAGACATTCACCAGTGGACATAATGAATACTGTGAAATCGTCCATACCTGAACCGGAGTCCTTAGACCATGATGCAACGGCTACTAAATACCCGGAACGGGCAATCTCACCAACAGCAAACTTAGTCAAAGCGCCTGTGATAGAGCCAATTGCCCCATACCATGCGTTCGCCGTGTCCTTCTCAACAAACCACATCCTATCACGGATAGCAGCCACATTGATTAGATTGGCAATAGTTAGGCCTGAACCCGACCATGATGTCGCGGCCAAGGTAGAGCCGTTCCAATCTCTAGGGGCATCATCCCCATTTACGAAAAACGCTCGCGCATTGTAGTTCTCACATTGCCATTGTGCATTTGTGAAACCAGTACCGATTGTACTACCAATCGCACCGCCAGCCGTTATATCGTAAAAATTACCATCGGATGCAGCAAGAAGGTCATTGGAGGTTAACCCTTGGTACTCAAAAAGAGTCTCAACTTCACCCGATAGCCCCGATGCAAAGAGGACATCACCTTTGCGAAGGGTAACTCCGTCAACTTCGGGAAAAAAATTAACCATCTTCTCAGCATCAAGAGGCTCCATAGCCGCTAGATTATCCCTAGCGTTCCAGCCACCAGTAGGCGCGGGAAGGGAAAAAACAGTTGACGCTTGCTTAAAGCGCCTCATATCGCCAAGAGGCATCCTCAACCAAAGTCTCCTTCTGGAACAATGATGGTTGTTCTGCGTATGGTTCTCGCAGACAAGTCTATAATTGGTGCGCCGTAAGCACTAGCTCCTGTTTCAATGGCTACTTCGTAATCACGGAACTCCTCAACATAAGGAAGGCCATGAGACATTAAAAAGCGCCACTTGAACCCAAGAGCTACTATATCCTCATCAACAATAGAAACATCTGTATCAGCAATGTATTTATCGCCTTGCAGTACATTCCCAGAAGTCTCAGTCAAAGCATCTGATTTATACTCATACCGAAGCGTTCTAACACTGTCAGGAATAGGAAAGAGATACATCAATTTATTGTTTGATGATGTGCCGCGCAAGATTCTAAACCATGTTGAGATAGATGATGTAGATGCAGCGGTATCAGAGTTTTGTAGGTATTCCCAATCAGACGCAGATACAGGCCCACTAACCTCAAGGTTATTGGTGTCATCCCATATCGTTTGATTGATTAAAGACTGAAAGTCAGAAGGAAGTGCATATTCTTCTTGAGAGGCAACAGTCGATAAAGTAGCCCGAACTGTCAATCCGGGCCAATTTAATCGTTTTGCTGTTTCCTTTAAAGAACGATTGGCAAGCGCAAGACTACGAATAGCAGTCTCGTTGTTATTGCCAACAACAGAGGTGGGGACTTCAAAGCCCCCGATTTCCCTCAAGCTGTCCTGCACTAAGGAGAGTAGCGACATCCTGTGTTTCCTCGTTAACAACAGGATTCGCCACTTTAGCGTCCATCAATTCGTTTAATTTAGCCTCAAGGTCTGCAATGCGATCTTCGGCTTGTTGCAACTTTACATCACTTTCGGACAATCCTGCAACAAATTTCTCAGCCTTCTCACGCAACTTAACAGCGCCGGGGCCGATATTCTTCAAGTTTGAGTCCGATACATTAGCGAAATCTTCGACAGTAAAGATACTCAGAAGTTCCAATTCAGGAATCATATTCTTCTCAATAACATGCCAATCACGGAGCGGCGTACCATTGGTTCTGAATTCTTCCTTCTTCTCAAATGCTGACCAGTGTTCCTTATAGTCAACTTTATCATTGTCACGAACCTTGCGGTCAACAATTGAGTGTTTCTGTCCGGGCGATACAATCCGCACAAACGGAATCATATCATAAACAAGGTCATCCTCTTGCTTCGATTTGAAGTTATTGAGAACCTTGTTCATATAAATAGTTACGATATTGCCATCTGCGGCACTACCTGTAGCTTGGTGGTCGATGTCCATTGTAGTCTCCAATTAAGAAAGGGCTTTAATCAAGTCAGCCTTTTTCATTTTACCATAACCCAGTAGGTCACGTTCTTGAGCGATTGAGCGCAAGTCTGCAACCGTCATTTTGTCAAAATCAGGCTTAAACTCAACCCGATCTAAAAGAGTCTGAAACATAGCCCTCTGCTTTAGGGGCGATGCCTTCATAAAGGTTTTCATATCCATTAGGTATCTCCAAGTGAAGAAAGGGGGGCCGAAACCCCCCAATCACATTACGGGAACATGCAGACGATTTCTTTAGCAGTAACATCGTCAGCAATAGCGCAGATATGGTCGCTGACCAGTGCAGATACGTCAAGCGTACCATCACCAGCACCAACACATGTTAGCGCATTACCATCAGCACCAGCAGTCAGGGCGATAGTAAGTGTGGCAGGGCCGCGAGTTTGCAGCCAGCCATAAGTACCGTCTGTCAGGGCTGCTTGAAGCACACCAGCACCAACGTAAACGCCATCTGAGTAATCAGAGCATACAATGCCATCCTGAGAGCTACCCGCCAAATAAAAAGCAGCTACCTCACCAGCAACACCCGCGATAGCGGCTGTACCAGCATTGTATTGATAGTAACGATATTCCTTGCCGCTTGATTCGGTGCCAACAGCACCCAATTCAAACTGAGGAACAGTATCAATGGCTGTAACGTCCATTCCAACAATATAAGACATAATAGTTTCCTTCTTTCTATTTAGACCAAGTTTGACCTAAGATTATTTTGCTTATTGCGGCTTGCTTAACACCATATTCTTCAGCAATCTCACTTTGTGTGATCCCTCCATTCGCGTATTTATTGCGAATTTCAGCAACGCTTTCTTTCGTAAGAGTTCTATGCCCAACGGCACGACCCCTGTTATGCATATCTTGAGCGTTGTCTGAATAATCTCCTACATAAAGATGGCGTGGATTTACACACTTACGATTGTCGCACTTGTGTAAGATAAGCATTCCTTTAGGAATCTCACCCACATTCAAAAAATAAGATATTCTATGCGCCATTCTTGTGCCGCCTTCATACCAAAATTTTCCATAACCATCCCTATGCATTGTAGATTGCCACTCATGACATCCACTGGAGACTATTTTAATGTACTTATTAAACCTATCCAAAGCATCCATAACTAATC